TTTTACCGAGGACATGATTGCCAAGCAAATCCGCCGATACCAACAGGAACTGGATGATGCTAAGGCAGAGTACGCGGAACTCCAAAATGCAAGGTTAAACGAAGCGGCTGAAATTCGGAAACTGCGTACTTACTACGATGACTTTAAAGGCTGGGCAGAAGAATTTGACACCGCTCCGCTGGAAATGAAACGAATGATACTGAGCCATCTGATTGATAGGGTAGAGGTCGGAAGAAAATACCAAGTTATTGTGAAGTTTAATATGAAGTACAGACAGTTTCTGGAATGCACAGCAGAAACTTACAATACAGAAATTGGTGCATAACAGAAAAGGCGGACTGTTCACGCAGGAAAGTGAATAGTCCACTTTTTGTGCTATGGACAGCACTATTGCAAAAAGTAAAGAAACAGCGTATAATAAAGGCAAGGAAAGGAGGCGCTTATCCCATGCAGCAGGAAGAAAATTATCTGGCGCAAAGCATATCCCAAGTAGATGCCGATGCCCGCTACGATGAAGGCGTTAAGCGTCTGCTTGCTAACAAAAGCATTTTGGCCGTTATTATGAAGGAGTGCGTTCCGGAATATCACGGCTGTACGGTGCGGGAGATTGCGGAGAAGTATATCGAGGGTGAACCGCAGATTGGCGCTGTCGGCGTGGACGCCGATGAAACAAACCGCAACGTATCTGCCACGATTCACGGCACGAATACGGAAGATGTGACGCTGACCGAGGGTACGATTCGCTACGATGTCCGCTTTTATGCCACAGCACCGAGCGAGGATGGTCTGATTGGGCTGATTTTGAACGTGGAGGCACAGAACCGCTACAATGCAGGGTATCCGCTGTTGAAACGTGCAATTTATTATTGCAGCCGTATGATCTCGGCGCAGTACGGCACGGAATTTACCAAAGGCGAGTACGGTAAAATCAAGAAAGTGTACTCGATTTGGGTATGTATGAACCCGCCGAAGAACCGCAGAAACACAATTACGCAGTATTCCATACAGGAAAAGCATATCATTGGTGATGCGGTTGAGCAAGTCAGAAACTACGACCTGATGAGCGCCGTGATGATTTGCTTGGGCGATGAGGACGACAAAAACTATGGCGGGCTGCTGAAATTCTTGGAAGTACTGCTTTCAGAAGAAAAGAGTCCCGAAACGAAGAAAGAAATATTAGAAACGGAATTTGATGTTCCGATGACACAACCGCTTGAAAGTGAGGTGCGCAGAATGTGCAATTTGAGCCAAGGTGTTATGGAAAGGGCAATGGAGAAGGGCGTTGCGAAAGGAATTGGCATCGGTGAAGAGAGGGGCGAGAACAAAGCAACTCTCAATGCGATTCGTAACGTGATGGACAGCTTTAAAGTGTCTGTCGATGCAGCAATGGATGCGTTGCATATTCCTGAAGCTGATCGCGCCAAATATAGAGCCATGCTCCAAAGTTAAAAAGCAAATTGAAAGCCGGTTGCAATGCAAAGCAACCGGCTTTTGCTTAATATATCGCGCATGATGTGAATGCTAATATATACTTGAGCCACTTTCCAGCAAAATGACAGCGAATATTTGAGCCACCTAATGGCTTCCCGTATAATAGATGTAGACTACTATGCGGGAGGCGATAGAAAGGTGGTCACATCGGTGGATGTCTACAAATCAATCCGCGCGCTGCAACTTGAAGGAGTAACCAGTCAGCGTGCAGCAGCTAAAATTCTGGGAATTTCTAGAAACACAGTCAAGAAATATTGGATGGGCGACGCAGTTCCATGGGATCGGAAAGCCTACCAGCGAGAAGCCTCTGTCATAACGCCAGAAGTAATGAATTACAGGAACCTTGAAAACAGAATAGACGTAACTATCCGAGAAGGATAGATGTCCACAGAAGCGGTCACCTCTACCGGGTGGCTGGCACAGGAAAGTAGTACGCAGGCAAGAGTCCTGAAGCAACCTTTCTGATTATCCTCTGGTTTCAGGGGATAGAGCGACAAGACACGCCCGTGCCTGACGAAATATAGGTACGGAAGGGCAGAGAATAGAACCTGGCCTATGGGTAAGGCAGATGTGCAGCAAGTAGAACCGCAGTGAGCGATTGCAGCAAAGGTTTTGAAAATTTGTGTTGTTGCTCAACTTGTTATTGCAATTTGCATAATAGAACTAGAGAATAACTCTTTCAATGGCGGGGGCAACCTCGCCATTTTGTGTATTCTACAAACTGATGGGAAAATGGATATGGCGAAAACTCCAAAAAATTCGCTGGATATTTGGGGAATATGTCAATGCGGAAACATTCCTGTTATGGTATAATAATCTATATGAAGGATAATCTCTAATTATCGTTCATAAAGAAGGGATGGTAAGCTATGGGGAATAATGATCAAAGTGCTAATTTCTATGATTGGCTATAAATCCGTTACTGTTCCAAGGGGAAAAAGATCTGTGAGTACTGTTGGAAATCTAAGCTGTTTTGTTGCTATTTATCGAAAATTGAATGATTTGGCAAAGAGCGAAAAGAATTTCGTATCAAAACAGAAAGTCATTGTGGACGTGGAAATGTTATTTACGGGCTTTGTTTTAGATGGAGTGCATTGAAAAGCTATCTCGGTATTGATCCTGCGATGCGCATTTATGAGGCGACTGAAGAGCCGAGAATATTTAGTAAAACGCAACATATTTTGTTTGTACTGAGAAAGGGAACATTCACCATAAATTCGCCAATCTTCGCAACATTGATACTCAGTCAGCGGAACTGTTTCGAAATATTTCTCAGAGTTTTCCATATTTGATTTGAATGGTAGAGTACACTATATCAGTAGAAGATTATGAACAGTTATACATTTGCAATGAATGGAATTGCGGTGCGGAATCTAGAGTCTGTTTGAAAACCATCAAATTAACACAAGAAAGAGAAGTGATTGCATGAAAAAATATGGGTTTCTTCTCGTACCGGGTAGAAAAACGCCGATGATATTTAAGCTTTGAAAATAAGTTTTCAATCAGATGCTGTTTTTTGTAGATGTACCAATCTATTTTCGAGCCTGTGAAAAAAGTCTGTAAAAAGGTGAAAACCAAGGCCTTCCGTGATAAGATAAAGAAACATAGGAGGCCTGAATTATGGCGAACAAGAAGAAAGAGTACTACAAACCGAAACCCATGACGGAAGGGAAGCGGAACATCATCCAGGGGCTGCTGCAGGAATACAACATCGAAAGCGCCGCCGACATACAGGAAGCGCTGAAAGATCTGTTGGGCGGAACGATCAAGGAAATGATGGAAGCAGAAATGGATGAGCACCTGGGATATGCTATGGCTAGTGTCCGAAAAGAAGCGGATAACAGGCCGTATGTCAGGTCGGAAGATACCCAGAATAGGGGGCACCTACGCTGTAAAAGCGGATGCGACCAAATATATTTCGACGAAATAAATCTCATGGAGCTACTGCACAAAAAACGTGACAAACAGGTAACAGGGCTGATTAAGAAGAGGCTAAAGGCTGGAGTTGTGGGGCAAGGCGTAATAACTAGAACGGGGGAAGATTCTCCACAGGAAGATCCCCAGTCTCTGTTGCTGGAAAAAATCTAACCGAATGAGTTTGACAGGCGATGTCCAGGCGGAACATGAAAGTGGCTCGCTATGCGGATGACATCGTAGAGGCGATCAAAAGCAAAAGAGTGGCTGGCCATGAGAACAACTTGGCTATCTAAGTTTGAGTTTTCGTGGGCGATTGCAAAAAGCACGGAAATGTGTGGTATAACGACAAAATTAAAGTGGCTATGACAAATTATTAAAAGTGTAGAACAAAAAATGATTGCAAAAAAGTAAAATAATGAAAAAATGATAAAAAATTAAAATATTAAAATTTGCAAAATGTGCGCAAAAATGATTGACGATGTTTGCGATATAGGAGTATAATATTAAAAACGATGATATAGTGCGAGGTTATAATTGATGCTATATAAAAATATGAATCAAATGGCGCAGGATATTAAGATTTTAATTGATCGTTACTGGAAACTGGAGATAACAGGAGCAGAACTGAAACAGCAAATATCATTAATTTTTTCTTATACTGAGAATCGTGGTTTAGTGATGAGGGGACCGGCTTTTAAAGCGGGATTTAAAAGAAAGTTAGGGAAGAAAAGAATTGAAGAGTTGGCGGGTGTTTTGTTATCTATAGATGCACAATTATATGATGGACTTGTCGGGTAGTAATCTTTATATATAAAAAGGTGTGTATAGCTATGCTAAAAGAGATATCGTTTGAGATAATTAGACGCTGCCCTAATAACTGTTTGCATTGTTCTTCGTATTCTACAGACAAGTGTACAGAAATTATACCTGTTGAGTTATTTAAAAAGGTAGTAAAAGGAGCAAAGAGGCTTGGTGCTCAAACAATTTCGTTCTCTGGGGGAGAACCATTTTTGCACCCTGATATAGTCGAGATGATTGATTTTGTCCATTCCTTAGGACTTAATAGTTATATATATAGTAGTGGCATTGTTATGGATCAGCAGGGGAATAGGTCTTCCTTGAGTGAAAATACAATATACAAAATTGCTGGTAAGGTTTCCAAAATAATTTTTAATATAGAAGCGGCAAATGAGAAAACATACGATTTGATTATGGGAACAAAAGGCAATTTCCCATTAATGAAACAATCGATCCGTGATGTTGTTCGAGCAGGGATAACAGCGGAAGGTCATTTCGTGCCGAATGAATTAAATAAGGATGAAATAAGAGATACATTGGATATGTGCCGACTATTAGGAATTGATAAAGTGAGCTTTTTAAGGTTAGTAATTCATGGCAGGGCGTTAGAAAATAGAACGAAACTCCAACTTACTGAGCAATCTGAAAAATCGTTAAAACAAGAACTCATTCAAATAAAGAAAAGCAATAAATATGCAATTCGAATTGGAGTACCTATTTTAGGCGAAAATTCTGAGGTACACTGCGAAGCGGCAAAAGGAAAACTTAACATACGATATGACGGTAAGGTATATCCATGCGAAGTTTTTAAAAACAATCGAGCAAACTTTATAGAAGGAATTGCTCCAGCAAATATATTTGATGATGATATTGAAGATATATATAATAACTCTCAATATCTCTGTGAAGTAAGAAAACTAGTTGATTCATTTTCCTGTGGTAACTGTGGTGAAAATTGCATTGGACAGTTTTATATTAATAGGGGAGAAAAGATAAATGGCTAATCAAGATCTGAGTCTATTAACATCTGTCATTGAAAGTGCAAATGAGCAAATCCCGACCTTCGTAAGGCAATGCCTTATCAACTGTTCTGCCCAAACACAGCAAATTGAGCATCCATTAGATCAAGATGTAATTAATAACTTGAAAAATATTGAAGGTAGCCTTAGGGATTCGGATGACGATTACCAAATCTTTATGTTTGTGGATCAAATTAAGGAGTTATGGAAAATTGTCATCGGAAAATCAATTAAGTGTTTACGATTTTTCGACAAGCGTGAGCCGTTTATTGAAAATGCTTCTAAACACCCAGTTGCATATGGTATTAATGAATTGGGAAGCTACTTTGAAGAATATACCCAATTCGAATCTATGCTGTATGGAGGGGGAAAATATTATAGAGATCATGTTGTCCATGTGTTTAGAGTATGGTTACTAGGCTTGAATTGTCTTCTTGAAAATCAGAGCGATTATCTAGAAAGAATTACAATCCAAAAAAATGTTGAAGTAAACAACTTAGAAAAGCTCAGTATATGGTCAATGATAGCATTGACGCATGATTTGGGTTACCCATTGGAAAAAGCACAGGGGATAATTGAAAAAACAAAGAGCATGATGAAAACATTTGTGTCGAATCCCACAATATCCATGGATTTGTCATTCAATGGCATTCAGACCAATATGAATGATTACGTTGTGCGCTTTATAAGTTCGAAAATGCGTGAATGCAAGCCACTATGCGTTCAAAATAGAGAAAATCAAGAAGAAAATCAAGAAGAAAAGCATTATGTGGCAAGGCTTCAACCAAAGTATTATTATAAGTTTGAAAAATCGCTGGAGGGATATAAACACGGTATCCTTAGCGCTACTATTATATACAAACTGTTAATCTATTTTCTGGAGTCTGATTTTAGTATTAATGAAGACTACGAATTCAATGAAGAAGAAGCTAGACAATTTTATATCAGAAGAGAAATACTAAGGACAATTTCTTCACATACATGCCATGACGTTTATCATTTGGATATGATGAATTTCTCATTCCTTCTTATTATGATGGACGATGCACAAGAATGGGGACGAAAACGAATCTCAGAGCTTTATGTTAAAAAGAGCTCAAATTATGATTTTGAAAGTGTAACGGCATATTTTGGAGAAGCAGGTGAATATGGTACATACCGCGATGAAGGAGAAGACAAAAATGTAAATAAGTTTGAGATGAAAGAGAACTTTACGTTTCCCAGTAATGAGGAAGAAAATGTAAAAGAGGTATTAAAAAGCCTGTGGCAACAGCGCAAGGGATATGAAGAAATTTTCCGTGATGGACAAGATACAGCAAAACGGAATTTTGTGTTTAGCAAACAATCTTCAATTGAACTCAAGAAAAACAAACCGATTAAATTCATAGTGAGCTTTTTAATTAATAACGACAGGGCTCCAGTTTTTCAGGTGAAAGTTAATTCGGCGAGTCAAGCTGCAGTTCATGAAAAATACGCGTTGGATTACATGAAAAAAGTTTTTGTCAATCAACAAGTTACACTAGTTAACGATGAAGCAGGCACAAATTCTTCCACTTATGAAGTTTCTAGAAAATGAAGCTTTTGTTCAGGCAAAAACACCGCATGGTTTCATTAATTATCATTGCATTTGCAAAACTGTTAAAGTTAATGAATTATGGGGCTTTTTGAACAAATGTTATTTTGATTCTCTCTGTCAAAAAGGGTGTACTAACTATTCGCAAAAGTGGTCTTGCCCGCCGTATGCGCCAAATTTCAAAAAATATAGTCAAGGCTATACATATCTTACGGCAATTGTACTGAAGGTGTCAGTGAATGAATTCGACTACATTAAAAACAGTTATTTGAAAATAAAAGCTGCAAATTCTGTACTAAAAAGTAGAATGGACAAAATGCTCCGTTTTGTCAAAAAAGAAGATGAGGCCTATATATCGACAGGAAGTTGTAGACTATGTAAACCTTGTAAAAGAAAACAAAATAAACCGTGTGCTCATCCAAAAGAAATGACCTATAGCTTTGAAGCACTAGGTGTTGATGTATCGGCATTGACACAAAAGCTATTCGGAATAACGCTATTGTGGTATAAAGATAAGGTGTGTCCAGAATATACTTGTGTCGTTGGGGGAATATTGAGCAATAGACAGATTGCGGATAAAGAAATATTGGATGTGTTAAACCAACTTGTATGATAATGGTAAGTTACAATTAGAATTGGCCACTAAGGAGAGCAACTGACTCTTAATCAGTGGGTCCTGGGTTCGAGTCCCCGATGGTGCACCAGAAAAAGCGCGGTAGAATGTGCAAAACATTTGCCGCGCTTTTTGTTATGCATTGGGCTGACTACTTTTTGACTACAAAAGGAAAAGAGCCGAGATAAAATCTCGGCTCTTTTTATGCATAAATTAAAGAATAAATTGTAGTACAACTGTTGCAACAAAAGCAACAGCACATGCAATCCAAAGTGCGCATTTATGCTTTCCGTTTGGGTAAAAGGTACGGATCAATGCAATCAGGAAACCAATAGATGTTACAGTAGAAAAGTTCATTGTAAGCAACATTTTCATTGTAACATTTTCTGCAGTGGCAAGCGATACATTGACATTGATAAGGCTAAAAATGGCAACGAAAATTCCCATAATGGCAAGAACGTTGCCATACATATTTTTTTCTATGTCCTTAACGTTTTCAACTTTCTTTTCGATATCAACCATATCTTTGGATAGGGTTGAAGTATAATCGCCCAGTCCGCGATAGTCAAACTCGGACTGAAAACCTCCAGCATAAGGTTTGTCAACGGGCAAATCTAACTTTACAAAAAGAATAGAAGCAATGCCCTTAGTGCAATCAAGCTTAATAGCTTGTTTTGAGACGTTTGTGATTCGGAAATAAATGTTAGTTTTATGCCCTGGTTGATAAATCGGAGCGGTCAAACTTAGTCCTTGACGAATACGGCTGTTTCGCAAAGAAACATATGCCATTACATCGCTGGGGAGGTCGATTACTTCTTTTGACTTAACAAAAACTGAATCGTTAGGAGCCAGAGAAATATTTGACTTTTCAGCTTCCTGACCTACATAGAAACCAGAAGTAGTCAAGTCGTAGCCAATGGAGAAAAACTGATCGCTCTTAGCATCAGAAATAAGAGGCTTATTTTGTGCTGTGAGTTCCTGATTCAGTGTACGGAGCTCTCTGTCGGTTAATACCATCGTTCAAACTCCTTCTTTCATATGAATTACATTTTATTATAGTCCTACAATACTTAAAAGTAAAGGAAAATGCCTGAAAATAAGGCATAAAAAATAAGCGACGGGCAATCCCTGAAAAGAGGGAAAGCCCGCCGCTTTAATTATGGATTATTTAATTTGCTGGTAACTTGCTGGTCAGTTGGCTTTTCCGATCTGTTTGATAACCTGATCCGCACCGGTAGCCGCAAGACCGGAAACAATGCCCACGGCCAGGGCGGTCAGGGGATCGGCGGCCGGGAAGTCCGGCACGTTGATGTACATGGCGGCAAGGCCCAGTAGGCCGCCAAGGGCGCCGCAGATGGACGGCAGCCATTTGTTAGCCAGCGGGGTCTGCTTGACAGCCGTTGCGGCAAGGTAGCAGATAACGGTGATGCAGGCAACGGATGCGATGCCAAAAGATGCAAAATCCATGATTTTTTCCTCCTATGTATTCGTGTTCAGGCGGTCCTGTTCTCGAGGTCGGTGATGCGGTGGTTTGCCACGCGCATCTGCTCTTCAAGTACGGGGACCCGCTGGGCAAAGTTGTTGTGTGCGCGGACCTCGCGGGTCAGTTCTTCCAGCTTAGTGTCGGTTACTGCCTGTGCGGTGGCCATGCGCTGTTCTGTGCGCCGCTGCCCGGCAAGATTGGTAATAATAACGCCGATAAGGCTCAACCCGCCAGTAATCAGCGCAACAACAATAGCATCCACCAAATCACTCCTCCACATATTCGGCCTTGTACAGCCCTGCATCAATCAGTTGCAGCTCTGCACACTTGCGCATAATGTACCAGGCATCGCCGCTGGATACCGGCCCAATGTCCAGCACCCACTGGTTGCCATCCGCACAGGTTTCGCGGTACAGGCCCGCTGCAATCAGCCCCAGCCCCTCGCACAGGGCGCGGATGGTTGCGCGGTCGCCGCTGGAGATACGGCCAATGGTGATCCGCTGCTTGTCCAGCTTGTTGGGGGTGGTATCCTCCGGGGTGGACGCGGTGTGGCCCTGCAGGCCCGCCTGGATCATCAGCTGCTCATAGTCCTTATAGACCCGGTTGCAGTCCAGGCTGGTGCCGTAGCCGGGGATGCCCAGCGCGTTGCGGCTGCTGTACTGCCAGATGCCATACGGCAGGGGGCAGGTGCACTTGCTGCTGTACTGCGCTACCCAAATATCATATTTGGACAGGAACTTGTGGTCCAACCGATTGCGGATAAAATCGCAGCTAGCATACAGGATGCCGTAATACCCTGCGGCCTCAATCTCCGACAAAAAGGCCTGTACAAGTGCCGTGCGCTGCGCGTTGGTCAGGCGCAGGATGCACGGCTCGTACTCGATATCATACGCCACCGGCAGGCACAGATGCTTGCCCTTGATCGCGGCCAGGCAGCAGCGGGCCTCCTGGCGGGCTTCCGCCGGGGTGCTGGCGTAGCTGTACCAGTACACGCCGTACTGGATGCCCAGGCGGGCACACTCAGCTGCGTTGCGCTCAAACTGCGGGTCAACCTGACTGCTGTAACGGCCATACCCGGCGCGCAGCATGGCGTGGCGGATGCCCTTGTCATGCGCCGCCTGCCAATTGAATTTGCCCTGATGCTTCGATACGTCGATTGCGTAATACATACGCTTCACTTCCTTTGCGTGTTGTATGCTGCTGTAACTGCCCAGCTCGACCGCGCTGCTGGCCGTGCTAAAATCGTTGTCCAGCCAGTTCAGTGGGTTGGTGTGGCTGCCCTTCCACCGTACTTCAAAGTGCAGGTGTGCGCCGTAGCAGTTGCCGGTATCGCCGCTGTAACCGATCAGCTGGCCTTCCTGTACCTGCTGCCCCTGCGCCACGCAGAGCTTGCTCAGATGGGCGTACAGCGTTTCCAACGTGCCGTACTTGTAGGTTGCATGGCGCAGCTTGACCATGTTGCCATAGCTGTTGATGTCCCCCTGGGTGCGCTTGCCGTTCCAGCGGTAGGCCGTCTCCACCGTGCCGGCCTCTGCGGCGTATACTGGCGTGCCGACGGCGGCGCGGAAATCCAGCGCCCGGTGCAGGCTGCCATCATTGTAGAGCCAGCCTGCGGTGATAATGTGCTGGGCCAGCGGCCAGTGAAGCAGGACGTCTTCATTTTCCAGTCTCATATCATATACCTCTCGTTACAATCGCGCTGATCGCCGTCAGTCCACTCGGCAGGCCAGTCAGTTTTCCGTTGCTGATGCTTAGACTCAAACTGGTACTGCTTGGGCCGCCGTATATGGCGCCCTTGTGGTACTTGTCGCCCTCAAACGCGA